GGATCACTGGCAGAGGCCGCAAATCAGAAAGGCGATTTCGCACAAAATGCAGCAAAAAATGCCGGAGTTAACCTTGCCGCTCAGGGGGTTCTTTCCGCAGCAGCAAAGGGAATAGGGCGTGGAATAACGGCTATAAAAGGTGATATTGCGCCAGAAGTGGCGAAGAAAATTGCCACATCAGAATCGATGGGCGTGACACCAATGACATCTGATGTTATCCCGCCGAAAAATGCTTTCACTCGCGGCCTAACTCAGGATGCCGAGGGGGCTTTGCTCGGGACAGGCTCAAAGCGAGCGGAGCAATATGCAACGCGTAGTAAGCTGGTAAGTAATTATTTTGACCGTTTTGGTGAGTACAACCCTGATGATGTGGTGAAATCTCTTACCACCACGTTAAGGGGGCGGAAGGATGCCGCTGGCGCTGTTATCAATGACGTCACCAATAAAATGGGTAATGCCGCAGTTGATACCACAAATACCATGAATGCTCTGAATACAGCGATCGCAAGACAGGAACGGCTTGGGACGTCTGCCAATCAAAGCCTGCTTACATCCTTGCGTAACCTACGTGAAGAATTAGCAAACCCTGCAACTGATTTGGATGTTACGTTTGATCTCTTGCGTCAGCACAGAACAGCATTTAGATCTAATGTTCAGGGAGATGCTATGGTCTTCCCCAACCAGGCAAAAGCAGCTACCAATATGGTAGAGAATGCAATGTCAAAAGACCTTCGTAACGCAGTTGCTAAAAACCTCGGTGCATCAGACGCAGCAAAATACCTTAAAGCAAATTCCGATTATGCAAACGTTTATAATAAGGTGCTTAATAAAAACATTGCCAACAAGCTCAACAAGGCAAGCAGTGAAGCCAGTCCTGAACTTATAAATACCGTTGTATTAAGCAGAAAACCATCTGACGTGAAACGAATCTGGAGCGCACTGGATGATAAGGGGAAAGATGCTATGCGTGCAGCTTACGTCAGCAAAATAGCGGAAAAGGCCGGGGACTCTCCAGCCAAGTTCATCACTGAAGTTAATAAGCTGAAATCTCAGTCAGGCGGTGAAATTTACAACACTATTTTTTCTGGAAAGCACATGAAAGAGCTTGATGCTCTTCATGAAGTTCTACAGCAAACAGCAAGGTCAGACACCGCAAATGTAGTAACTCAGACGGGGCAATCGCAAGCCAACAGGATAAGGACGATTGGCGCAACTACGACTCTTGGCGTATCAATGGGGCTTGAGGCTGGTTTCGGTGCAATGATGCGCTTGTATGAGTCTAAAGCAGCAAGAAACATGCTTCTCCGCCTTGCAAACGTCAAGCCTGGAACTCCGGCATATGAGCGAGCGTTAAATCAGGCTGCTAACGCCGTTCGCCCTCTCCTAACTAACGAAGCTACCAGGCAGTAGAAATGAACGCCAAGGAAGGCTATTTAATTCTCTTTTCAATGGCTGCAATTATTGCTTTTCCTGATGTTTCAGGAGATTTTGTAGCCATATAAGACGAAAAAATCATGTCGGTCATTCTTTCATAACTTACTATTTCCCACTTAGCCAATGCATGGGACAGTTTGTAGTTGTCATCAGTTAGTGCCCTTATGGAATTTTTTAAGTGTTTATTCTCTTCTGTTAATCGCGCAATTTTTGTATCAATTTCATGTGAGCGATCTAATTCCTTAACCTGTTTCTTGAGGGCAGCTAACCCTGCATATAGTACGCAACAGGATATCCCAAGAGCGAGTACGACTATTTCTAACACACCAACCTCCTTAGTTTTTCGCAGGATACCATGAAAAAAGTTAACATTGGAAACGTACCAAAAATGCTCGTTCCGCTCTTTGAGAGCGGTACAATTGTGTTTTGTAGAGACTTTCCAGAATGGCAACGCCTGCATCAAAAACTTGGCGTTGACGTGCATGACTCGGACGCCAACGGAGCGTCTCATACAATGAGTAGCGAGAATGGTGTTTTGCATGTGATAGGCGTGTTCAATGGCAAACTATCTACTATTGCCCATGAGTGCGCTCACATGGCATTCGATATCTGCTCAAGGGTAGGTGTTGATGTTGAACCAGGAAGAGCCAACGAGACTTACTGCTACTTAATGAGCAGGCTTGTTGAGTTCTGCGAGCGACATATCAAAAAGCCGGAGTGACCCGGCTTGATTATTACTTTTTGCTGTCTGGAGTTCGCTTATCTAATACCCAGCCATGACCTGGCTTTGTTGTTGGTGGAAGCCTTTCGTTGTCCTTGACGGTGGCAAAATTGTCTTTCTTACCGCCGCGCGGGCCAACTTCTTGGTATATTCCGCCGTTTTTTCCTGTGTTTTCACCTGGTTTTTTCGCCATGATATACCTCAACATGCACTCGTTATTGGGCGATTAAATATTGATCTCATTTTATGAGTAGTCAATATGGTCCAAAAAAGGCAAAAATTAACCCACCTTCAGGTGGGTTTTTTGTTTAGCAGTTCTCTCAACTTTTCGTTCTGCTCTCTGAACTTTTCCTGTATTTCTTTTTGCATGGCGATAACCTGGGCTTGAAGTTGAACTAGCGCATCAACATTTAGCGGAACCGAGACGCTGTTGATTTTATCTGCTATTTCCCCGAGTGTATTTTCTGCATTCAAGGCATCTTCCAGTATCTGAACAATCTCTGAGTTCATTGATCTGCCGTTACGTTTGGCTCGTTCAGCTATAGCATCCCGCATTCCTGCAGGAAGCCTGATATTGAACCTATCCATTTCATGACTAGGGAACTTGCTCATATGACCTCAACGTAAAGATGTTCGCTAAACAATAGCACCAACTTGACATCAAAATAAATGGTGTTAAATTGGTTCTAGAACCAAGTTGGTATCATTATAGGAGGATTACTTATGAAAGATGTGCTTTACACAGGTCGTAAAAGTCAAAGTTTTCAGCTTCGTTTGCCAGCGCGAATGAAGGAGGAGATTAGACGTGTTGCTGAAATGGATGGAATTTCTATCAACTCTGCGATTGTGCAGCGACTGGCTAAAAGCCTGAGAGAGGAAAGAGCTAATGCCCAGTAAAAATAGTGAAGCCCAGCAGTGCGCGAACACAAACTGGGCCTCTATGTCAGTAACCGTATGCAAGGAAACTAACATGAATATTGTAGCAAAATCAGATTACAACTTCCACGGAGTTGAGTTGGTGCCCACCCGTGATATGCATGGTGTTTGGTTTACATCATCTAATATTGCATCTGCACTTAAATACGCAAATAGTCGTGCAGTAACAATGATTTATAACAAGTATAGCGATGAGTTTAGCGCCGGAATGACTCAGGTACTCGAAGTGAGTACCTCAGGAAATTATCGCAAAAAAGTGCGAGTTTTCTCACTACGCGGTGCCCACCTAATCGCGATGTTTGCTCGCACTCCGGTAGCCAAAGAGTTTCGCCGCTGGGTGCTGGATATTTTGGATCGGCAGGCAGAATGCTCACCGATTGCAAAACAGTTTACTGACGAAGAACTGGTTAATCTCTGCTACTTACAATTGTGGATGGAGAAGAGTCAACAAATGTGCAAACACATCTACCCAGGAATGAAGCAAATTGGTTCTGAGCTTTCAGGAAGAATTTACGATATTGCATATGAGACTCGCTATATGTCAGAAGAAACCAAGAAATCACTTCTTCGTGAAATGAAGAATCTTGATACCAACAATTTTGTCGTAAAGAACGCTCAGCCAATGCTGACAAAACTGCGCGGCGAGGAATGGATTCATTGATTGGTGCGCCGGACGGCGCAAAAAGAAAACCGCCAGTGTGCTGCTGGCGGCCTATGTCACACCCTTACTACCACATAAGGAATGCCTAATGACTTTGAAGAATGTAGCAAACATCGGATCCGTTGTCACGGATAAAACCATTGACAGCCAAAGTCTTCTGATGATGGTTAATGAAGCTCGCAAGTTATGTGGAGAGCCATCAGTACGTAACAACAAATTCATCGAGAAAATTGAGGATGAATTGGAGGGCGAGACCTACACAAAAAGTGTAGGTCGGAAAAACGGGGCTGACATTGATGTTATCTCCATGACTATCAAGCAGGCGCTTCGTGTTGCTGCTCGCGAATCTAAAGCAGTTCGCCGAACACTTGTAGACAAACTTGAAAGTATGCAGGAAGCACACATTAAAAGCGGTAAATCAGCGAGTGGACTTGTTGAGTATCGTCAAGCGCGAACATTGAAAATGACGGTTGAAGCTGTTACCAATCTGTTCGATCTGATGCCAAATCTTGCGCCTGAGGCAAAGCAGACAGCGGCAGCAAGTATAATCAACCCGCTCGTTGGTTTTAATGCAATACCTCTTCCGGCAATAGAAGAGCATTACTACTCAGCAGGGGAGGTTGCAGAGCAGCTTGGAGTAACGGCCAACAAGATTGGTCGTATTGCTAACGCAAACAACCTCAAAACTGAGCAGTACGGGAAGTTCTTCCTAGATAAATCGGCGCATTCCAGCAAACAGGTAGAGGCGTTCCGTTACAATTCTGAAGGCGTTAAAGCACTACAACACCTGCTACATGGCTCAAATGTGGCGTAACATTTTATAATGAAAACTAAACCCGCTTAATCGCGGGTTTTTTCTTTCCTTAGAATTTCAGCCGCAACTTCTTTTACTCGTTCCGAGATTAATGAGGCCAGCCTCTCTTCTTCATCACGATACCCGCTTACAGGTGATGGTTTGGAGAGTGATTCTTCCATCGTAGCCACAATTTCGGAATTGATAGACCTGTTATTCATTTTTGCACGCTGCTTAATCTTAGCGTGCAACTCGTGCGTAAGCCTCAAGTGGAACTGCGCCTCATCGTATTTGCTGTACATCATCAATGCCTCACCAAATGGGTGGAATGGCATCGTAAAACCTACTGTACAAATCAACAATCGTACCATTTCGGTATGCAATAAACACCAACCGTAGCCATGCTGCGGCGATTCCTTGTATCTGGAGCAAATTAAATGACAGATTCAATAAATGCCAATGTTGTAGTAAGCATGCCTTCTCAACTCTTCACTATGGCTCGTTCTTTTAAAGCCGTAGCCAATGGCAAAATTTATATCGGTAAAATTGACACGGACCCGGTAAATCCTGAAAACCAGATTCAGGTTTATGTGGAGAACGAAGATGGTTCTCACGTTCCTGTTTCGCAACCAATCATCATTAACGCTGCTGGATATCCGGTATATAACGGACAGATTGCTAAGTTCGTAACTGTGCAAGGCCATTCTATGGCTGTTTATGATGCGTATGGTGCACAGCAGTTCAATTTTCCAAACGTGCTGAAGTATGATCCTGATCAGTTTCGTCAGGAACTGGCAGGTAATAGTGGTGCGTCACAGATTGGTTCCTCATCAGGAAATACTGTTCAACAAGAAATAGATCGTCTAAATAAATTTGGTTATGCTTATGGTGTTAGATTAAGCGCGTATATGCATGAAAGCGACCCCTTAACAAGCGCCCTGACTGCATCACGGGAAAAAAGACTACCACTTGTCATTGATTGTGATGCGACATATAAAACTTTAGTGGTTTACAGTAATGACAGAATAATTGGCTGCGGTGATCATACATTAACAAAATCCGGTAATGATAAGCCATCCATTCCACCGGCACAACAACCAGAACGCCCTTCTGGTTCGATGACTAATTTTAGTGAAATTGATGCAGGTATCGTTATTGTTCACCCTGACAATGGGTCGGCAACCAATATTATTATTTCAGGGTTTAACCTCGCGACTAACTCACATTGCGACTATGCGATACATTGCTCTTTCATGTCTTTTACAAAAATAGAAGATATGAAGTTCAACGGGTACAAGCGTGGGATTAAATGGTACACCGCCTATGGAAATCAGCTATCCAGAATATTTTCACTTTACTACTATTCTGTCACTGATGTTTTTTCAGACTATATTTGCTACGATTTTTCTGACGGTAACTACCCATCAGGCACATCAAATACCCTAACAAACGTAACATGCACCAACTATAAGAAATGCTATTACGTAGCAAATCTAAACTACTCTACATTTACCAATTGTGGTGGTGAAGGAGTAGAGTCACCAACACCAGTATCCACAGGAAACATCCCACAGACCTTCGAGTTTGTCAATTGCCCTAATATTGTCCTGAATACACCATATACTGAGAATTTAAGGGGTGGATTTATAAGGGCAGTTAGTGATGCATCCGGGGTGTATCAAGGTGCCGCAACTATGGTCATCAATGGGCCAGAGGCGGTCGTGGGTATCACAGGCACCACTACCAATGTTGGCGCTAAGCTTCTGGACATTCAGGGAGGAGTTAACTGTGTGATAAACGGTGGATACATGACAGGTGCTGCAAGTGGGTATTTCCTTGAGTTTGGTGGGGCATCGGATGACGCAACCCTTACGATAATAGGGATGGAAATGCGCAACGTATTAGAACAAATACGAAACCATCCTGGATATAACGGAATTAACTCTATAAAAGGGTTAAGGCCTATGCAGTTACTTCGTAAAGGGATTGGAGATGCGACCGGGACCGGGATAGTAAACTGGAAAACAGCTGCCGAAGACCAGTATTTTATGGGCGGGGGAAATTTCACTAAAACAATACTTGGTGGATTTTATAAGATAGAAATTACGTTACCCATAGGATCTTCCGCATCAGGCGGAGAAGTTCAACTCTTGCTGTCAGATACGGATACAGACAATGGAGTTATAATTTCACAATGCTATGTTCCTCCAGTGTCAAGCGGTAAGTTTACTGCCTCCATAAGCTACGAGGGTAGATTGCCAGGTGGAAAGTTTCTTTATGTAAAAACTAATAATGCCAATTGGTCATCTGGATACGATCCAGACTCAATATTTAATGTTGTTCTGAAATAACAATATTTATAATGATGCACGCAAAGCTTTGTACTGGATTGCAAGGCTTTGCGCTATACGATAGTGGCTAAGGTGGGTCACTCTACCTTCTCATCAATCCAGTCCGCCCACCATTGCATCATTTCTCTGCGCTTAACGTAGCGGATGCCTCACTATCACACGGTGATGGTTCATTACTGGTTTGCAGAATGGATAGAGAACTGAGGATAAAAGATATCCCAAAACCCCAAAATCTCATCTTTAGGATTTGCAGAAAGGTAGGCGTGAACAGATACCTACGCATGAAGACGGGACTAGCTCAGATGTGATATTTGTGGTGATCACATACATCATCAACGATGCTCGTTATGGTGAGTTTGATGACTACCCGCTGAAGTGAAAATTGTGTTGTGTACCAAATTGCGTACCAAACTAAAATCACAAATCATGAAACCCTTGTTCATGGCGGTTCTCAGGGGTGTTTCGCGTAATCGTGAAACAAAAAGGTAGATTGTTGCTTACCGTCATTCATCATTAGGTTAAATCCGTTATTTCTGCTGTCTGCCAGAGTATCAAATATCACCGTGCTAATCAGCTTTAGCGCCACAATTTGGCAGCGAGTGGCAACAGATCATGTCAGATAAAAATGAGAGGGTAGTCACATTTTCTTGCACTTTATTCCAGCCAGTTCATAAGTATTTCCGTAAAAAGAACAGCTATTTGAAACTCCTGAGGGTTTGCTGTTGAAACGCCGTCTTATTATTGCTGCTTCTTTGTTCGTTTTTAACTTATCGTCTGGTTTTGCGGCGGAAAACATTCCTTTTTCACCTCAGCCTCCAGAGATTCATGCCGGGTCCTGGGTATTGATGGATTACACCACCAGTCAGATCCTCACCGCGGTTAATGAGCATCAACAGCGCAATCCCGCCAGCCTGACAAAGCTGATGACGGGTTATGTCGTGGATCGCGCTATCGATAGTCATCGCATTACGCCAGACGATATTGTCACCGTGGGGCGCGATGCGTGGGCGAAAGATAATCCGGTGTTTGTCGGTTCTTCACTGATGTTTTTGAAAGAGGGCGATCGCGTATCGGTACGTGATTTAAGCCGTGGTTTAATTGTGGATTCCGGAAATGACGCTTGTGTTGCTCTGGCTGACTATATTGCCGGTGGGCAACGGCAGTTTGTTGAAATGATGAACAACTATGCCGAGAAGCTGCATCTCAAGGATACGCATTTTGAAACAGTGCATGGTCTGGATGCACCTGGCCAGCATAGCTCGGCTTATGATTTAGCTGTGCTTTCTCGCGCTATCATCCACGGCGAGCCCGAGTTTTATCATATGTACAGTGAGAAAAGTCTCACCTGGAACGGTATCACCCAGCAAAACCGTAACGGGTTGTTGTGGGATAAAACCATGAATGTTGACGGCCTGAAAACGGGTCATACTTCTGGTGCCGGGTTTAATCTCATTGCTTCGGCTGTAGATGGGCAGCGTCGTCTCATTGCAGTGGTAATGGGGGCTGACAGTGCAAAAGGTCGTGAGGAAGAGGCAAGAAAATTACTGCGTTGGGGGCAACAAAACTTTACTACGGTGCAAATTTTGCACCGTGGGAAAAAGGTCGGAACGGAACGCATCTGGTATGGCGATAAAGAAAATATCGACCTGGGAACGGAACAAGAGTTCTGGATGGTGCTACCGAAAGCCGAAATTCCACATATCAAAGCCAAATATACCCTTGATGGTAAAGAGCTCACCGCGCCAATTAGCGCCCATCAGCGGGTAGGGGAAATTGAACTTTACGACCGTGATAAACAGGTGGCGCACTGGCCGCTGGTTACCCTGGAATCTGTCGGGGAAGGCGGCATGTTTTCCCGCCTGAGTGATTATTTCCACCATAAGGCCTGA